TAATTTATATGACACACTATCCTCTTTTCTGCAATTCAATTAATTTTTTAAGGTAGTGCGCGGCTTTATTTAAATCGTCAACCCCACCCTTACTTTGCCATCGAGAAACGTACTTAATAATGTTGCCTTCAAAATACCCAATATTGTTTGCGGCTATGTAATCCCAAGGCTGAATAGACTTGTCCTTGTAGTGTGTGCCACCAACCTGTTCGTCATTTGCACTCATAAAAATGAAATTCTCCTCACCTTAGTTTGTTTTCTAGCCCACTTGCGAATTAGTTCATGCTCCTTAGTGGTTTTAAAAGGCCATGCCAATCGCAACATTTCGTAAGGTACATCATTTAGAGGGAAAGTAACCTCTTCAACCTTGGGGGTTTTCTTAGCCGTCATCTCCAATCACCCTTTCCATTGTGCTCACAATCTTTTACATGACAAAACTTTCTACATGTGAAGTTTGGTCTTGCGTTCCATACGTTGTTTGCCATAGCAGCCTCAAGCCTTTGGATCTCGGGCAACCATCGCCCCCATGCGGTTTCTTGTATGTCGTTTACAAAAGAGGCTTTAACTAAATCTTGGGCTACAACAAATACTAACCCTGCTTTTATAGATTGCACATGGGGGAAGTGTTTAAAAACTAATAGCGCCAGAAGTTCTAATTGTTTGGTATCAGCATACTGAGAAGACTTACCCGTCTTGTAATCCACAAGGTGAGCATGGGTGTCGTCGATAATTAATAGATCTGCAATGCCTCTAAACCATACATTCTCATCACGGAAGCCGCAAGGTTCAAAGTCTTTAGTTAGCCCCATCTCGTACTCACATAACTTTGAGCCGGGCAATGCTTTGAGTGCATCTAGCGTCGGCTTTATAAAAGCATATTTAGGATCTAATGACTTGTCCCCACATACATAGTCTTCGGCTGCTTTGTGAACCTCGGTGCCATAGTCAAGATGTGGAGTCGGCGGTTCAATAATATCTTTGACAATCCGCATCCGGTAATACTTGCGGGGGCATTGCTGAAACAGCGAGATACTGCTGTAAGACCATGTGTATTTACTCGACATGACTTTTCACCGTTGCCCTCATTAGCCGCAGTTCAACAATAGCCTGCTCGATTGTAGACGCTGCCGATACGTAGTTATTCTTTAATAGGTGCGCGTGAACTTCTTTTAGTAGTTCTTTTACTTTTAACTCGTGAACCGTGTAATTTAATGATGTGTCTATTTTCACTGTTGTACCCTGTAATGACGCTATGTTGTTGTACGCCCCAATACCCTTAACATTTACCATAACTATCTCCATATCCAATTTCACACGATAAAGGCAAAGTCTCTGCCCATTTAGGTCGCCACTTCATACACTCTGTAACATATTCTTTTGCTTCTTCCGCTTCTTCTTTTTTAGCAATACATGCAACAGCGTCGTGCACCGTCAACACAACTTTGTATCGCTTAGCAATCCGTAGCATTTGCTCACCAACCACACAACGGGCTACAGCTTGGCAAATGTTTTCTACTACCTTACCACCATAAATCTTGGTTGTACCTTTGCGGGTGTCGTAGATGTAATGCTTTTCCCACACCCCACTCTTAGGGTTTTGCTCCTCAATTACACGCAGATTCATATATTTCAACGGCAACCCACTCGGTAGGTCAAACCCAACTCCGGGTAGTAAACTTACTGTCTGTGGTTGCGTACCAAAATTAGCAGTTTTAAGATCTTCACTAGCCAAGGCATCTAAGCATCTTTCGGCTTGCATCCACAAGTCCGGTATCCTTGGATACACATCACGGTAGGTATTGATAATATGTTTGCAAAAGTTATCTCCCACTTCAACACCAAAAGTCTTTAACTGTAGTTGGAATTTCTTCCACCCCATTCCGTAGCCTGCGCCCAAGATGGTTGTTTTACCTACAAAGCGTTCTGCAGCATTAATATTGTCAAAAGATTTATGGTAAATCCTACACGCCATGATCTTGTAAACATCCTCACCACTTTCAAACGAATCTACCAAATCTGTCTGCCCTGATAACCAAGCGATAGTCCGTGCCTCAATCTGAGAGGAGTCGGCGTCAATCAGCACATAGCCGTCAGGTGGGACAATAGCGTCTTTAAGTTTTGATTTTCTTGGTAGGTTCTGAAGATTAAGTTTGTCGTCTCCACCCCATCTGCCTGTGTGTGCAGCGTAATATCGTAGGGGGACAGGGAGGCTCCCGCGCTTCGCTATTGAAATAAATCGCTCTGTCCTCGTCTCTTCTAAAGTGCTCTTTGCCCCAAGTCGAGCAGCCACCAATGCCTGCACTTCCTCGTTCGGGTGCTCTGCCAAGGCTTTAAAACCGTCGTCACTTTTGGCTAACGCTAACGCTACTTTGCCTGTGGTGGGGCTAATCTTTGTCGGGGGTAGCACACCTAACTCTTTTAGCTTTTCAGCAAACTTTTGGTTGCTCATCAATGTCTCGCGGTCAGACATTGCCTTTTGAATTAGTGCTTCTTTACGGTGTTTAACTTCTCCCAAGTGCTGCTCAAGAAGCGGTAGGTCTAACTGCAACACAGGGTCGGTGAACATCTTCAAAGTTAAATCAATTAATTTTAGCTCTTTAAGTTTGTAGTTCTGCTTTAGGATGTTGTAGATGTTGTAGCAAAGATCTACGTCATTGCAGCAATATTTGCCGTACTGCGCTAGTTCTTCGGGGGTAAAATTCACCCGCCGTTTGCCCATAGCCATGATGACTTCATTGCCTTTTTGTCCTACCCCGAGACGATCTGCAAGTTTTGCAAGGCTGTTTGATACTTCGTTGTCAATTGCTCGAGCCATACATAATGTGTCCAACCATGCCATTGGTTTGATACCAAACTTCCAAGTAAGTATCGCGCCATCGAACATAGTGTTATGCGCCAAGACAAACGCTTCAGACCACTTAAACTTACCCAAGAAATGCATGGTCTCAGAATACGTACCGCTAAACCATTCAGTTTCGGCATCGTCAACCTTTATGCCAACCCCTATCACTTCAAAGTTATCGTCGCGGACATACTCTTCTGTGGTCATCTTCGAGAGTGAAAACTCTCTGTCGTAGTACGTCTCAAAATCTATTGTTATTACCATTTCTACTCTTTTTATGTTTTTTAAATGCTTCCATTAACGCAGTTTGATTAGCTGCTTCTACTCGATCTTCAGTAGGTTCATATATGATTGTTGCTAATATCAAGTCTTGCGTAACTTTGCGTTTTAGGGCACGCACTTTGCGCTTGATAAGAAATCGTTCTAAACGATTGAACGTGCCTTCATCTAAGACCTCTCCCCATTTAGAATTTATATTTCTAGATTCATACGGATGCACAAATTCTTCGGGGTATAACTCCATGCGCTCGAGCAATATGCGCACTTGGTGGCTAATGAACCTATCACGCATCGCTACCCTTCCTGTTCTCAGGAACGGTCATCATGTTCAGCCAAATCTCGACGTCTTTTATATTGTCTTCGTTGATAATAAAAGTCTGTCCCCCCGCATCTCTAATATGTTGGAGTTCGCGTTCTTGCAACGCGGTAGTGGAGTTGCCTTTTGCTTTGCATTCAATGGCGAAGAAGTAACCTCGATAGCAACCAACAATATCAGGGACACCGCTTCGCCCGTACCCACCCGTTGCGGGCAGGAAATGGTAAACCTTATTTATCTCCAAGATGCGACGGAGCCGCGCCTTGACTTTACCTTCAGGTGTGTACCCCATAACTATATCCTCTTGGTATTAGATCTATATCTCACTTCGGAGATACTTAACGCAAGATTACACCAAAGAAAAAGCAAAAGCAAGGGGGTAGGTGAAAACACCAATAAAAAAAGACAACCTGACGCTTTGTCAGATTGTCTTGTAAGAGGGAAAAAACGCGAGTTTAGTGCGTGACTATGGTGTCCCCCGAGATGAGGTAATACAGTTGGATTTGCATGTCGTCAACATGTACAAGCATCTTAACTCCGGTGCCTTCGATTGGTTGGCTGTCTTCCATAACCTTCAAGATAGTAAATTTTTCTTGATAGTTTTTAGGTAGATCGTAGGTAGACTCCAACTTACTAATCGTATTGAGTTGCAAGTCCATCACAGTTAGTTTGTCTTCCCTATCAAGATAGGCAATTACACCTTCCCGAGATGAAAACCTACCGCCCACTAGTTTTGCGATGCGGTGGGTATTCCGCGATTCTTCAAACTTTGGGTTT